TCACGCACGATACAAGAAGGCATTCGGTCGTCATGGTGAAACATACGCCGATTACGTTTCTAAGTTGGTGAAGGGCGAAGCTGGCGTTAAGATTAACGCAAGTGCTATCTTTCCGTACGATGTCCTAAAGGGTCGTATCGGTCGATACAACAAGATGTCCAAGCAAGAATTGGACGTTGTTGAAGCACAATGGAATGCGTTGCCTAACTATATCAATGATGCTAATGTTCTACCAATGGTGGACAGTAGCGGATCAATGACTTGCCCCGCAGGTGGTTACGGTTCTAATTCAGGCTTGACCTGTCTAGAAGTTGCAATCTCTTTGGGCTTGTACTTTGCTGATAAGAACAAGGGCAAGTTCGCTGATTGTTTCCTAACATTCAGTCGCAATCCTAAGTTGGTGAACCTTCATGGTAACATCAACGACAAGATCGATCAAATGAACACAGGTGAAGTGGCTAACACTAACTTGAACGCTGCATTCGATTTGATCTTGAGCACAGCGAAGAAGAATGGTGTCCCTCAAGCAGAAATGCCTGAAACACTAGTCATCTTTTCTGACATGCAATTTGACGGTGCTGTAGATGGCAGGGACGAAAGTGCTATCAAGATGATGGAACGCAAGTACAAGGATGCAGGTTACACTCTTCCTAATGTTGTGTTCTGGAACTTGAACGCTAGTTACGGCAATACACCAGTCAAGTTTGACAAGTCTGGCACTGCTCTAGTCTCTGGTTTCAGCCCTGCTGTAGCTGGTGGCATCTTGGGTGGTAACATGGACGACTTCACACCAGAAGCGATCATGCTAAAGACTGTCATGAAGCCTCGTTACGACTTGGCTTAAAGATTTTTGATGCGATGGGGGATTAACATGCAGTAATGGAGACGCTCCCTCTTAATAGTTATTCGAATGCAGGTATACCGTAAATGCTTTCTCAGGCTAATGCATTCATACTACGCATCAAAATTCATAACCCGGTTACACTTTTCCGTGAGAAAGTGGGTGAGACAAACACCATAACAACTGTCAGGTTCTTATGATCACTACCTTACGATCTACTTGGAGTGGATACGAAAAAATCATAGGTGTTGAACGCTAACAACTTCCATAATACAACAATACGTGATGACATAGATTGTCCAGCCCGGTGGCTCTTGTGGTGAGAGTTGACCGGGCACTCCTACCTGTACATCGGACCCCATGCATGTCCGATTAAACTATATCTAGTGCCTGACTCGATCATAGTCACATCATGAAACACGCCTGCATGAAATAACACTGCACTTCCGAGTTCTCTGCTACACGTATGTCTACCTACATTAAGATCACCGCCTACATAATCATTAGTGTCAGATAATTGAATGATCATGTTTAACTTTCTAGTAACTTGTCTCTCAATGTCAATGAACCCATCAGTGTGTTTTTTAAATTTGTCACCTTGCTCATAACATTTTATCTCATATGGTTCTATGAAAGTTATGTCATATGGATTTGCTTGTATGTATGCTTCCCATATAGGATTCAATATCTCATATATAGGATCATCATGTCTGAATACTTGACATGTAAAGAAACTTGCTATTGTACCTGGATCTTTGCTTCCACGACGGTGACGACCCGACACTTCTGACATTGAGTATTCCCTCAATGTATTGATTTGTTCTAGTGTTAAAACATTAGGTATCTCTGTTACAAGTTTACTATGTGCTTCGGGCTGATCAGTTTTCCGTATGACAGGAATCATAGATGTTATTTATCGGCTATAAATATCACAATGCAAGTTATCATTCCAATGGCTGGACTGGGATCCAGATTTCAAAACACAGAGTTCACACAACCTAAGCCGTTAATAGACGTTAACGGCACTCCCATGATCAAACTAGCAATAGAGACATTGGGTATCAGTGGCACATACAACTTCATTGTACGAAACAATGAATACTTTACTGAGACAATCAGTATTATTGACAGTATATGTCATAGACCCAACATCTTGACAGTCAATGACACTACAGAAGGCGCAGCCGTTTCTGCACTGATGTTCGAGAATCTAATAGATCACGATGATGAACTAATCATAGCCAACTGTGATCAAGTAATGAATTGGGATAGCAATGTTATGCTAGATTACTTACGACAGTTTGATTGTGGTGTCGTGACTACAAAGAGTAATGACCAAAAACATAGCTATGTCAATATTGAAAATGATAAAATCGTGTTTAGGGAAAAAGAGGTCATCAGCGATAACGCACTAGTGGGCATTCACTATTGGAAAAGAGCAGGCTACTTCTTTGATAGTGCCAACAAGATGATAAAGAACAACGATAGATCAAAGAACGGTGAGTTCTATGTCGCCCCGACATACAACTATCTTAACTTATCAGTTGGGTTGTATGAAGTAGCTGATAACGAGTTCAAACCAATTGGTACCCCTGATGACTTAAGAAAGTATTTGAATGATTGTAAATAAATTATCTGGATTTAATCATGGTTGGATCATAGGTGACTTTGAAAACAGTTTGCTTAGAACTAAAGACTTTGAAATCTGCGTAAGAGTTCATCCTAAGGGTGATAACCATCAGGCTCACTTTCATAAGATCGCCACAGAGTACAATGTATTAGTATCAGGTCACATGACCATGTGTGGGATTGAGTTACATTCAGGGGATACGTTCATGGTAGAACCCGATGAAGTTGCTGACCCTGTGTTTCATGAAGACTGTACCATTGTTTGCGTCAAAGTACCTAGCATACCAACTGATAAGTTCTTAGTATGAAGTTGTATATATTTGATGTTGATGGCGTACTGTGTGACGCAGGGTGTAAGATCGATCCAGAGTTCAAGGACTGGTTCTTGAACTGGACCACAGATAACAAATATATCTTAGTGACTGGTGGAGAATACAGTAGCACAGTAGAGCAAGTCGGCGAAGAGATCGTCAATAAAGCACATCAAACATTTCACTGCATGGGTAATCAAATATACCTTGAAGGCAGAGAGTTTTTAATCAATCAGTTTGACTTCAATGAACCTGAATCAGAGTTCTTATCAAGTTATACAAACAAGTACAACGGCAGTTCAGGTAACATAACTATTAGAAAAGGTAGTGTTAACTTTTCTTTTTTAAACAATGCAACAGTAGAAGAAAAGAAACTCTATGCAGAATGGGATAAGATAAACAATGAACGCATAAAGTTCATAAAAGACTTCGCCACTATGTTCCCTCAGTACGAGGCATTCATTGGAGGCAATGCAAGCATTGACATTTGTCTGACAGGAGCAAACAAGCGAACATCGTTCAACTACATAGCTAGGAATCATTTTACTGAATATGAGTTCTTTGGGGACAAGTGCTTTGAATACGGTATAGATTATCCATTGTATAGAGCAATGTCTATGAGTCACCGTATTACTAATGGATACAAACAAACATTCGAGATTTTACAAAATGATATACATAGCACATAGAGGCTTGTTCAACGGCCCTGATGTTAACTTAGAGAACAGACCAGAGCAGATCGAACGAGCATTGAGTAGAGGATATAACTGCGAAATTGACGTATGGTGTCACGATGATCATTGGTATCTAGGTCATGATCATGCTGATTACAAAATAGATTACCGATTTCTTTGGAAGAGCAATCTATGGATACACGCTAAGAACTTAGAAGCATTGACTAAATTAGGAAATCAATTGAATTACTTTTGGCATGAGAGTGATACATATACGATTACCAGTAGAGGTTACGTATGGACTCAGCCCGGAAAGAGTTTAGGTAAAAAAAGCATCATGGTCATGCCAGAGTACATTGACAAGACATTAAGTAATATCGTAGACGTTAACTGCACGGGTATATGCAGTGACTATGTTGAAAAGATTAAGGACATAAGAGATGCGTTTAGTTGGGTGCGGTGATAGTTGGTGTTGGGGAGCAGAGTTAGTTGATCCTAATGAAGAACCTGTGCCTATTATGACACTGCCTGGTGGCGGATTCGAACGTCAACTCAAGCCCATCAATGTAGCATATAGAGAAACTAGTAGATACCTAAACATATTCGCAAACAAGATCAATGCTACCGAAGTAATCGACTTAAGCAAGCCTAGTCGTAGCAATGATGCAATCGTTAGAGTATTGATTGAGTGGCTAGTCAATGAGGGTTATACAACGGATCGTGATACAAGTGACCTATTCATCACTATCGGTTGGTCAAGTCCCGAGCGTAGAGAGTTCTATTACAAAGAACGATGGGGCAATGACAATTGGATGGAGTTCGGTCCATGGAGTATGGATCAAGATCATGGAAACAAAGACATAGATAACTTCATGCGCTTGTATTTCGATAACTTCTGGAATGAAGGTGAGTTCTTGCATCGCTGGATACTACAGATTTGGCAGACTGAGTTGATGTTGAAGTCATTGAACATCAAATACGTTATGCATCAAGCATTCTATCACCATCATACTCAAATGATTGATCAGTGGGATGATACTGAATACAAAAAGAAGTTCACATCGATTACATCAAGCGACAATAAACTGTGGAATAATTTAGACAGCGTAAAATTCATGCATAAAGATCATCCTGAGATAGGCACGATGCATCATTACATACTAAGTCAAGTAAACAACGATCATAAAAAAGTGTTTGAGGTGTTCCATCCAAACAGTTACGGACATAAGTTGTGGGCAGACTATCTTTATCAATACTGTACGGAGAATAATCTATTATGATGAATCATATCGCAGTTATTCTACGAGGACATTTTAGAACGTGGGGTTATGTTCATCCTGCAGTGTTCGACTTCTACGACAAGATCGCACACAATGTAGATTACTATATCTCAACGTGGCGACACCCGGACACGGGATTTCAACACATAGAAGATACATTCACTAATTTTAATAAAAACTTAGTAAAGATTCTTCCTGTGGAAATCGATGCGTTGAATTTTACTAGTTTTAAAGGAGTAAGTTATCTAGCATACAATCTTATTCCTTATATGCGACAACGACATAAGGAAGTTAACTACGACTTTGTGTTCAATACAAGGCCCGATATCATCTATCGAATAAAGCCAGGTCATCAAGTACCAAAGTTGAATTCAAATACATGGTACACTACCGACTATGGAGTATGGGACGATAACGACGGTAATCATCGCATAGGTGTAGAAGATCATTTGTTTGCAGGAGCATACGATATCAACACGACTATGAGCATGAGACATACCTATCATGACGTTATCGGGTGTCACAATTCTATCTTGCAATATGCCCGTGATGAAAACATACACACGGCAGCTATGTATTGGATGGAAGCGCATATAGTTCGCCCTAATGCGTTTGAGTTGATACCAGATCCAATGACTTATTTCGATAACGACTATGGTTCGTTGCACATGAACTGGATGAACCTACCAAAAGAAGATAAACTCAATATGTTGCAAAAATACAACATACGTGAGCATGATTACATAACCAATTCTATCCTAGCCAAACTGTAGGTTGACAATAATACCCGTTTCTGCTATACTTACGTCTAATTAGGAGATTAAGAATGTGGATTCAAAACGTAGCACTTAGCGATATCAAGAAAGGGTTTCATATTAACCCTGGTGATAACGCTATGTTGATTCAAATCGTTGATCCTGCTATGGAATTCCCTACCCCGTTATACAAGTTTCGTGAGACTCATCAATTTGAGTTCTTGGATTTGGAACAAAACGATACGACTATTGACGAAGGTTTCAAAATTTCTAATGAGCAAGCTACTGAGTTGGTCAGATTGTTACAGCACGCCTTTGATCATCACATGAATGTAGTCGTTCATTGTGTCGCTGGTGTGTGTCGTAGTGGTGCAGTGTGTGAAGTTGGCGTCATGATGGGCTTTCAAGACACCGAAGTGTTCCGTAGCCCTAACTTGTTAGTCAAGCACAAAATGATGAAGGCGTTGGGGTGGACTTACGATGAAAACGAAAGTCACACTATCAACGGTGTTGTTTTAGATAGTGGACTGATTGTCCCTAAGAATTACGAAGGAGATATTTGATGTATATTACACGAAAGAACATTGAGAAAATTGCAGAAATCATGGATGAGCATCCTGATGCTACTAGCTTTGAGTTGACTACATCAGGTCAAACTGGCATCGGTAGCATTATGAAGTTGACGATGAAAACAACAATCGCAGGACGACTTTGCGAAGTTACTACAGAAATAAGTGGAGTAGAGGATTGGTAAATGTATATTTTAATTTTTGACGACAGTCAAATAGAATTTGATTCATTGACACACGCAATGGATCACGCTAAACTAACTAATAAGTTTGTGACTATCAAGGGCGAAAACTTTGAAGTCTGTGGTAAGTTCGGCGTTGATAGTGTAAAAGACGGTAAGACCCCAGATGGTGTTGTCTATGATTGGAATAAAGCAAGTCGCATTGGACGAGTAAAGAAAAGAGAGTTCGCAGCATGAGTATTTGTTATCAGTTGATTGGTGTGCCTGCATCAGGCAAGTCTACTTGGATCAAGAACCAAGAATGGGCTAAGGACTGTGTGATCGTTTCTACTGATGATCATGTAGAAGCCTACGCCAACTCAGTTGGTAAGACTTACAACGAAGTGTTCAAAGACTACATGCCAA